TCTGCTGTATGGGGGCGGATGGAGGAGGCACCTGGCCCATAACCATATTCTGCATCTGCATCTGGCCGCCAGGTGGTACGATCTCATCAAGTGACGTGGAGAACTCCGCCATTTGAGATTCTCCAACGTTTTTTTCCGGGGGATTCAGCGGCTCCTCAAGAAGACCCTGAGGTATGACGGAAGAGATCTCTGTGGAACCATTCGCATCATAAGGCTCCATTTATGGTTATCTTTTAATTTTTTGAACCCAGTGAACCGCGGGGCTGGGATCTGAGTCCTTCGGACTCGTCTCTAGACCTTCTTGACGACTATTGTATTAGAACCAGGCTTCCTGACAAGCCCTCCTGGCTTGGATCCTGCTAGACCATGCCTGGGATTGTAGTGCCGGCGATGAAAGTCCCATAGGGCGGCCGACCCGCACCGGAAGTTTTTCCTAAGAGTTGCTTTGTAATAAAATACACAGTTTTGGACATCATTACTCTTTGAGGTGTTGTCCAGGACCAGGCACTCGTAGTTTTCAGTACAGGCATCCATTACCTGACAAAACTGGTCAAAGGTTGGGAATACTCCAAAAAAAGCTTTATAAAGATTTTCACGATTCTGGCGAACGTTGTCACGAAGGACAAATACATAATCCACGTTCGTCCGAATCATAGGTGTCATGTCCATGCAGTACTGAGTCGTCATCATGAAGAATATTTTCCAGTGCCGGCCATTCATGAAAAGCTGGCGGATGCATGAGTCTCTCATAAAGGCTCTGTCATACATACAGTCGTCCATAAGAATAAAGACTGGTGAAACCTTCCCAGCAGCTATATTTCTCTTTTGCCTATCTATAATCTTTTCTACGGCCGCCTTGTTGTATTCACCATATACAAAGAGGTCAGGAATGAAGTTTCGGTAGTGGCCATTACCCTCCTCGGTGCCTGACATGGCGATACCCGCCGGCAAATGCTTCTTGTGCCAGAGTATATCAGTAACAAGACTCGTCTTTCCAGTTCCACGCTTTCCGATGAAAATGCAGACCTTGTCGTCCGCCATTGTTCTAGGGTCAAATTTCCGCAACTGAATCGTCATCCTGGGAGTTACGGACATATTTCGCGGCCCAGGAGACCGCAGGCTCCTGAGCCCCCTTTTTTCCAAGCAAGTTAGTAGAATGAGTGCAGGAGAGGTACAACTCGCCGCTCTCGGAATGCAAGACGCTTACCTTACAGGCTCTCCTCAAGTTACATATTTCAGGGGCATATACCGAAGGCACACTCCTTTTAGTGTTCAATCATTCAATATTCCTTTTCAAACTCAGAATATTAGATGGGGGAGTCAGGCAATATGCAGGATTCCCTTTAAAGGGGACATGATACAGTCTACAACACTGGCCGTTACTTTACCCCAGATTTTCCCAGCAAGTACACAATTCAAATGGAATCAGCCTGTTGCAAACATGAACCCTCAACCATATCTTTTTATAAACGGGAGCGCTTCACAAACCTTTACTTCTGCCGGAGTCCAGACTTTTTTCGTAGTTCCCCCGCCATCTCCTTCTTGGATTGGTTCGGGCCTATCCCCATATGTTTCATATAGCTCTTCATTGGGCCAATTTAAGTTGGCATCGTCCGTTACGAGTGTGGCCGTCTATACATCAGATGTTGTCACGATCGGCGTGTTCTGGGGGCTTGACCCCAATGGATTCTCTAGTAAAGGAACTATCAATGGCAAGCCGGCTACATTTTGGACTTTTACCGCGGGAGGTACTACGAACTTTTCCGCGCCTCAATCTGGATGGCTGCCCTATAGCTCATCGGCTACTACAAATGCATCAAATTCAATATTATTTGTTGGTCCGAGTATTTCAGCATCCGCACCTGTAGTGGTCGGAGGAGTCGCCATCACTCTGCCACCGTCTCCCCCGCCTGTAAACTCTGGTAACCAGTTTTTAGCCCCTGCATATATTCAATTTCAAAATTTTTCTAATGTTATTGGCGTGAGTTCTTTCATATCAAATACACCCAGCGGGGGAAATCTAAAGTTTACGTATCCTGGTACATATGCAATTACTATTACAGCGACGGGTATTGGGGCTCCTACACGCATAGGTATAGCGCACTGGCCATCCGACTCCCGACCCAATTCCTCATATCTATATGACTACATTTATACTTATAACGTACAGTTTACGGATCAGAATCCACGGGTTGTATTGCCTATAAATGTCACGGATGCGACTCAATATTATTTTGTAGAATTTGAAGGTGCGACCCTCGGTAGCATAGGCGCTGATATTGAAGTCTTAGTAGAAGACCTAAACGAGTTTTGGACAGTCGGCGCCAATGCTTCAATAGTAAACAATACACTACGGTTTTCAAATCTTGCTCACAACGGAATTACAACTCAGATTACTGCGAACAATCTGAGTAACACTTTTGCATTCGGGACTCCGGGACTTTATAATATTTTCGGATCTCTTTCTGTAAACTCGGCAAATACCATCAGTTCGGTTGCTATCATAGAGCAGCAACTTGTAGGTCTCAATAGGTTTGGTCTGGCAAATGTAGTGTCCCAGTGGAACAGTCCACAGGCCTCGAGTCCGAGCGTCAACTTTACCCTGCCAGTACAAGTCCTTAGCCCTAGTCAAAATAATTATTCTATAATTGTTTCCACAAATGATACGAACCCCCTTGGAAACGCCATCTCCACGTCGTCTTTTAGTATAGAATACTTTGGTTCAGCCACTTTTCCAGCGAATCCTCAGCAAAATGACTTTAGGCAAAACGGGCTTCTCATTAGATCCAATGCAGCAAACTATACTCTAAGTACTTCAAATATAAATCTTTATTCAATTTCTAATGTTTATGGAAATTCGTATTTCACATCAGTCACCGGAGGCGGTAACCTGAGTTTTAGTAGTATTTCTCAGTACAGGATAAGCGCTTACGTAGAGGCAAGTAATGCATATGTATCAAACATATCAGTCTGGTCTGCGGCTACTGATTCCATCTTGGCGTCGTCCCTTGTTCCTTCAAACGCGGGACAGGCGGCCCTTGTCGCATCTCGCACCCTGCCGTTGGGATTGCAAGGAGGCTACACGACCGATCTAATAGTACCAGTTTCGTCATCGTCCGCCGCGGCAAATAGTTATCAGATCCGAGTCGGTTTTACGGGGTCACAAACAGGACAGATAACCACGAATGTTACAGCAAATACATTCTTTACTGTACTTGGCGTGACGAGCACGGGAGCCGGTCTCCCGACATATTCTTACGTAGACTCGGTGGGAACTTATCTCGTGCAGAGTGCTGATCTCAGGATGGGTGGTCAGTCTATACAGACACTCACGGGTGAGATGATTGAAATTTATAATGATTTATTCGTGCCGCAAGAAAACCAGCCAGGTCTAACTCTCCTCACGGGCAAACAGGATAAATCCATAATTTACAACCCTCGGACATATTATATAAACTTGCCCTTCTTCTTCTATGGTTCCGCCGAGCTCTCCCTGCCTATTTGCGCATTGCCCCTTCAGGATCTTGAGGTATGGGTTACATTCAATAACTATCAAAAGTTGCTTATACAACCGGGTATTCAGGCAACTCCGGCTGCCGTTATCACATCATTAATAGTTGACTATGCTTATTTGTCCGACCCCGAGGTTGACTGGTTTCTGAACCATCGCCAAGAGTATATATTTAGACAGGTCCAGTACTCCTCGTTCATCCTGAACGCGGGTCTTACTTTCCCGTTGAACTTTCAAGGATCTATTCGCGAACTTTATTTTATTATTCAGGATGCATCGGATGGCCCATATATATACGATACGGATAGTGGAATCGGTGTGACAATCACATTGAATGGTGAAGACTATATAGACGCGAGTACGATGGATTATAACTTTCTTAAATTCATAGGTCCGATAGAGAAGTATATACGCCAGCCTACACGCAATTTGTACGTCATCCCCCTGTGCAGAAACCCCCTAAATACGAGACCGACTGGTTCAGTGAACTTTAGCCGAGTATATCAAAAGAATATTCAGTTTACATTGCCTAATCTAACCTCTTTGAATACAAAGACAATACGCATATTTGCAGTTAACTACAACATACTTCGTATTGAAAATGGACTGGCCGGAATTATGTATCAATGAGAGAAAATAACTTCTAAAAGATTAGTAGATGGCTGGACGGCAACTCTTGTCTCAGCTTGGCCAGGAGGATATTATCTTGTCCGGAAAACCTGAAATTACCTTTTTCAAGGAGGCCTACCCGGCCCAGGGGCTATATGCGAGCCGAGTCATAGACATCCCTTTTAAGAATTCTCCAACATTTGGAACTGAGGTGTCTACTGAAATACCACTCAATGGAGACCTCATGACGTCCATGTACTTGGCGTTTACTTTCAAAACAAACCCGGAAGTAGCCTTCGCCCCGCAGGCGGGTATTCTTATGATAGACTATGTTGAACTTTATTCAGGGTCTGAGATTATAGAAAGGCTATGGGGGGAATATATAGGTATTCTTAACGAGTGTCAGATCCCAACTAGCAAGCAAGTCGCACTCTCAAGCATAATAGGAGACGGAACACCCCAGATTTCATTTATTCCTCCAAGATACCCTTTTAAATTTACAGTACCACTTCCGTTCCAGTGCCTTAGGCACGGACTCCCCCTCGTGCCAAACATGAGCTTTAGGGTTTCTCTCAATCCTTCAAGTTATTTCTTACCAGCTTCTACCATTCCAACAATGCAATTTAATTTTTATACAGAATTTGTAGTCCTAAGTGAACCAGAAAAGAACTTTATAAAAAATAGAGGTCCGGTTATATACTTGGGGGAAAGTGTTGAAATTGCTCAATTCAACGTGACGAACCAAAGCGCCAATGTTCGCTGTGTGACCGACTTTCTCCATCCTGTTAAAGAGCTCTTTTTCACAATCCGCAACAGTTCTTCTACTCCACCCGACTACTGGTTTGACTACTCAAATACTGCCCAAGGAGGAACGAATAGTCAGTACTGGTCAAATACATATTCCAATATAAATCAACTCAACTCCATGGCTATGTATTTTGAAGGGGTCCGCCGCGTAGACCCGTTATGGGCCACCAGCATCTATCTCGGGACGACACAGTTTATAGACTATCACACACGAGTGCCAACAAAGCCCTTCTACATGTACTCCTTTTCACTTGATCCTGAAAATCCAAAACCTGCAGGATCAGTAAACCTTGGAAGAATAAAAAATCAATATTTTGATTTCTTTTTACAA